GGCGCCACGGTGCCATCCGTGTGCCCGTATTCGAGGTCGGGCGCATAGGCGGTATTTGTGTACGCATAGCCGGTCATGCCGTCGTTTTCGTACGCCTCTTGCAGGCTGTTGATCAGCAGGCCCGTGTCAATCGCCGGAGCCTCCCCCGGCGCGCTCGCCTGGTGCCTGCCATAGACACGGCCCGTTTTCGGCTCTGCCATCGCCAACTTAGCGCGGGTGTTGATACCTATCGTGGCGAGCCGCACGGCCTGCACCGCATTAGCGTCCTTTTCGGCGTTGATGGTCGGGATGCGATTACGCATCCGCGTGCGAACGCCTGTTGTCATCAGGGCACCCCCTTCAGAACGTTGTCTGCGCCACATCGCCCACGTCCACGCAGACGCAGCGATAGGCGGTCAGGTGCGAGCGGTCGAGCACCATTAGGATTTCAAACACACGGTCGCCGCTGACAAGGCGATCTTGCCGTGTCACGTCGGTCGCCGTGCCTGCGCCGTCGTCGAGCGGCAGCGTCCACATATAGCCCGCCCTGCCCTGCAGCGCCCCGGCAATCTGTTCCTCCTGCCCCTGGGCGCGCCCCAGCCCATTCAAACGCCCGGCGCGCACCTGATGCGGCTGCCAGGACTCCGTGTAGCGCCCCGCGCCGTCTGGTGTTTTGTGCAACCGATGGATGGTCACAACCTTGTCCATCGTGCCTTCGCGCTGTGCGGCTGCGCGAGCCAGTTGCGCGGCTGTCGGCATCACCACCCCACCTTGTGCTGCACGCTGCTACTCCCCGTCGTCGTGCGGCTCTTCGCCGCCAGCGCAGCCTGCTCCGCCTGGCGTAGCTCCTGCTCAGCAAGCGCCAGGTTGCGCCGCGCCATCTCGTGCATCTGCGAGGACTTGAATGAATCCTCGTCTGTCGTCTCGTCCACGTGCGCCGCCAGCCCGGCCAGCGCTGCGCGCCACACCGCCACTTTAGCAGCAGCGCGCAGCAGCCGCACATTCGTCGCGCCACTCGCGTCGTCGAGGCCCAGGCCGAGCAGCACATCATTCAGCGGCTCGTCATAGTCGCCGCCCGCCACCGACCACTCCAGCACCGCCGCCACCCCTGCGACGGTCGTGTGCATAAAGTTTTTAAGCGTCGTGTCGGTATAGCTGCTCGGTGCCATCGGTTACTCCTACGTTATGGTCGTGGTCATGATCACGATCCGCTCCGGCTCGGTGATGACCGGCAGGCCGTTCGTCACGCCGCGCCCGCGCACCTCATAGGCTGCGTGTGGCGGCGTGTACACGTCAATCCAGCGCCCCATCATCCCGCCGCCCTCGATGGTCGGGGCAATGTGGGTGTAGCCCAATGCCTCGATGGGGAGCGGCGTCGAGCCGTCGCCCGGCTGGTAGTAGTTGTTCGCGCCCGTCGAAACCGCGATGACCTTGCCATCGGGGATAAAGTTGACATTGACCGTCGCGCCGGGATTGCTCGTATCAATGACCTCGCCCTGCCGGGCGTAGGTTTCGAGGCGCACCACGTCGTCTACATCGGCGCTGAACTGCGCGTCGTCGGCTGCCAGGCGGCGCAGCGTGACCGCGCCGATACCGCTCGCGCTTGCCTCAATGGCCTCCACCGCCACCGCATTATTGGCCGAGTTGTAGCGGATAGCGTCTGCCGTGTCCGGATTGCAGATAAACCGCACGGCACCGTACTTGCGCAACTTGCGGCGTGCGCTCTGCACGTCGTTCCAAAATTTGGAGGTACTGCCGTTGTAGGCATCGTTGCCGCTACGGCTGGTCAGTTTGTTCGCGGCAGGGATGCCATAATCCACGACGAGGTTTTTGTTGTTGTATGTCCAGTCGATGGTGCCTGTCGCCAGCGCCTGTCCGCGCAGCCACTCGAACGTATCGAAGTGCGCCTGCGCGATAATCTTGTCGGCAAAATTCAGCACCGAGCCGAGCAGATAGTCCTGCGTCGGCTCGTTGTTGAACATCATCACCCGCACCATGTCCTGCATCTCACGCTGTGCCTGCTCCGACAGCAGCACCTCGTTGGCGATTTTCGCCGTGTTTTCCAGGAACGTGCGAAGTTGCATCGCGCCGCCGGGCGGGTACGGGCTGTCCATCCCGGCCAGACCCGCCATCGTCGAGCGGATGACCAGATTATTGATCTGGGCCTGGTAGCCGGGCTTCTGCATCTCTGGCATCAGCCCGAGCAGCATATAGTTCTGTGCGGCATTGGCCGGGTTCTGGTTGGCGATCTGCCACATCGCATCCGGCTGCTGGCGGCGCAGCGTCTCAAGTGCTGCGGAAAGGGTGAGTATCATCGTCAATCCTCCCGGTCATCGCCGTACTGGACAAAGGCAAAGCCTGTGCCCACCCCGGCGGTCTGCAATTCGGTCTTGTACGTCGCGTTGATGGTCGCCGGTGTGCCGCTCGCCTCTGGCAGCAAGTTCTCATACACCACACCGCCGACAATGAGGCCGTAGCCGCTCAGTCCTGCCGCCTGGCTGTCCTCTAGCGCCTCGGTGGTGAGCAGACCAATCGCCGTCTCTGAGCCAGGCCGGTCGGCCCGTGGCACAACCTTGCCGCTGGAGAGTTCGGCCATCACGGTGCCGGCCTTGATGGCGCGCTTGCCCACGCCCCCACCGTTTTCGGTGTAGGTCGCCTCGGCGTCGTTGTCGATGGCAAACGGCAGCGGCTCCACGGTGATGGTCGTGGCTGCCGCTGCGGCGCTGGCGGTCAATTTGGCCTGAATATCGCCGCCGGGGAATGTTGCCGTGCTGGCGTCTACAATAGCCGCCGCCAGTTCGACCACGGTCATGGTCGTAACGGCGCTACTGGTGCCGTCCAGGTCTGCCGCCAGTTTGACGATCTGCACATTGCCAGAGCCGTCAACGCCAAAATCCAGGATTGTGCCCGACGGGATGAACCCGGTAAACGAGGCAATCCCGACGCTGGTATCGCCAGCGCCAGTCGTCGCGTCGTCAATCGTCACCGTCACCGCGTCATAACTGCCGAAGTCCAACACGGTACCCGCCGGGAGTGCCACCGGCAGCGCGTCCACGGTCACGCTGGTATCGCCTGCGTCGGCGCTGGCGTCGTCGATCTTGATCGTGTAATCGGTGCCGGGCGCGTAGCTCACCGGCACGAGGCTCCAGTCGATCTGCCGCCCGGTGTTGCGCGTGATGCTGTGTGGGTCGGCGATGAACTGGGGCATTGAGATGTTATAGGTCGTGTAGCCCACTTTCTACTCCTTTTTGCCGTAGGCGCGCTGGAAATAGGCGTCCACGGGCTTGCTGGTTGCTGGTTGCCCCCCGCCGCCCTGCTGACGGGGATATGCTACGCCGCCCCCCTGAGGCGGTTGTTGCTGCTGCTGCGCGCTCAGCGCCGGCAGGAAATCAGCCCAGTGTGTCTGGGCATACTCGGCCAGCGGCGTGCGCTGCTCGCCCTGCTCGCTTTTCGTGACCACATACGGCACCCTGGCCGCCTGGCCGTCGCGCTGCTCCTCCCGCACCTCAAATTCCAGCCCCTCGGCCAGTCGCTCCAGTACGGTCGGTCGGTAGCCCGCAGCCTCAGCCACGCCCCTGATCTGCTCCGCCCGCCGCAGGCCCGCGAGCTCTTGCTGCGCCTGCTCTGCCGCCGTCAACCGCTGCTGCACATCGGTCGGCGCGCCGAGGCCCTGGTACGTTTGCCACGCCTGCGCCTGGTCGCCGCTCAGCACGACCGCGCCCTCGCCGGGTAGCTGCTGCTCCAGTTGCCGGATGCGTTCACGATGGCGGGCATTCTCGTGATAGAGCAGTTGGGCCGTGGCATCCGCGCCACCCTCGCGCCGGATCAGGTTCTGGAGGCCCTCCAGGATGGTCGCCTCATCCCTGCCGCCTGTGCCGCCCCCCTGGGGCTGCGGCTGGTTCTGGTTCTGAGAACCACCCCCGCCACCTTCTCCGCCACCGCCATTGTCGGTAGTGAGCACCAGCCAGAGTACGCCGAGTAGGCTCAAAAATAGTTTCAACATTTCACGCTCCTTGTCGTGTTTTCTGGATATAAAAAAATCGGCACCCGCTCCCCCTGGGAGTCAAGTGCCGATGGGTCTTCGCCGATGGGCAGATGGTGTATTTAGTTGCTCAAATTATAGCACACGCGTCTTCTATCAGGCAATACGACGCCCTTCCTGCTCCTCTTCGGCCTGTTTTATCCAGCCATCGAGGATACGCAATGCGCCGGAGAGGAGGCGCCGCAGGTTTTTGAGCGTTGCCAGATCGATGTACATCATTCCATCTTGTTGAGCGCCGCCAGCACCCGCTGCGCCGGAATGCGCTCCTGCACGGCCCGAACCAGGCAGGTATGCTGGATGCGCTGCACGCGGTCTCTGTCGGGCGTGCGCTCGGCCTCAATATAGGCCGCCAGCAACGCGTGATCGTCCATCGCGGCGATGAGTTCGTTTGTGTGCCGCTTGAGCGCCTCGCTCTGTTTCGCTGCAGCGGCACCGCGTGCAATCAGGTCATCCATCCCTACACCCCCAGTTCACTCAACGGCCGCACCTGCACACTCGGCCCCCAGACCGGATCATCGACGACCTTCGCCATGTCCGACCAATCAAACAGCCCCCGCTGCCAGCCCTCATAACGACGTGCGCTCTGCAACTGCTCGCGCTGCTGCTGCTCCGGCTGCGCCCGAAACCAGTCCTGCATACTCTGCCGTGCAGGCAGGCCAGACAACTCAGGAATGAGTGTCATCCGGCCATTCGGGTGATCGTATGGTCGCTGATCCATCGGGTAGCGCGTGCCATCGAGCGCCAGGCAGCCGGGACACGTGCGCCGATCCTTCGCCTCGATCCTGAT